CACGAGGAAGACGTGGCCACGCTGCTCGGCGCGATCCGGTTCCTGCAGGAAGAACAGACATGAGTACCGTCGACCTCGGCTACCGACCTCGAGCATGGCAGACCGAGTGCCACCGCAACCGTCGCAGGTTCACGGTGCTCATGCTGCACCGCCGCGCGGGCAAGACCGAGCTCGCGCTCATGGAGCTCGTGCATGCGGCGCTCCGCTGCAAGCTGCCGCTCGGCCTGTTCTGCTACGTGGCGCCCTTCTTGAAGCAGGCGAAGACGATCGCCTGGGCCAGGTTGAAGGCGCGCCTCGAGCCCCTGCGCCTCGCGTCCGCGATCGAGATCAACGAAGGCGAGCTCACCGTGTTCTGCAAGCACAACGGCGCCACGATCCGCATCCTCGGCGCCGACAACCCCGATGCCATCCGCGGCGTCCGCCTCGACGGGATTGTCCTCGACGAGGTCGCGCAGATCCGCCCCGAGGTCTGGGAGTCCATCTGCCAGCCCGCGCTCTCCGACCGCAAGGGCTGGGCGCTGTTCATCGGGACGCCGAACGGCATCAACCTGTTCTCGCAGCTGTACTACAAGGCTCAGGCCGAGCCAGGATGGCACGCAGGGCTGTACACCGTGTACCAGACCTCGACCATCGAGGCCGACGAGATCGAGCGCCTGCGCAGGGACATGTCCGAGACCGCGTTCGCCCGCGAGTACTTGTGCGACCTCACCGCAGCAGGCGACGACCAGCTGATCTCGCTCACGGATGTCGAGGCAGCCGCTCGCCGGCAGTACAGCGACCGCGACCTGGTGGGTGCGCCTCGAGTCCTGGGCGTCGACCCCGCGCGCTTCGGCGACGACCGCTCGGTGATCTTCCGCCGGCAGGGCCTCGTGGCGTACAAGCCGATCGCGGTGATGGGCCTCGACAACATGGAGCTCGCCGCGCGCGTGGCCAACGAGATCGAGGCCTGGCACCCCGATGCCGTGTTCGTGGACTCGGGCGCCGGCGCGGGCGTCATCGACCGGCTGCGGCAGCTGCGGTACGAGGTCGTCGAGGTCCCCTTCGGCGGCCGTGCCGTCTCGGCCCAGTACCTCAACCGCCGCTGCGAGATGTGGTCCGAGATGGCTGCCTGGATCAAGGCGGGCCAGATCCCCGACGACGCCGCGCTCAAGCAGGAGCTCGCCACCCCCAAGTACTGGTTCGACGCCGCAGGCAGGCGCGTGCTCGAGTCGAAGGACGACATCAAGGCGCGGCTTCAGGGTGCGCGTTCGCCCGACCTAGCCGACGCCCTCGCCCTCACGTTCGCCCACCCGGTGCGCGCCAAGACCGAGCGCGACCTCGTCCTCGAGCAGCGGCGCCCGCAGCGGCAGCAGGACTGGGACCCGTACCGTGGCGTGTGACGGGCCTGGGTGCCCGTAGGAACGGCGATTGTCCATAGGGTCGACTGGCGGCACCATGGCCGAGATCCGCCGCGCACACGTCGAGGAGATGCAACGCTGCGCCGGCGGTCTGTTCGCCGAGCACCATGCCGAGATCTCGACCCACCCGCACCTGATGCGCGTCGAGCCCGACTGGGACCGCTACCTGGCGCTCGAGGCCCGAGGCCTGCTGCTGCCGCTCGCGGTGTTCGCCGAGGACGAGCAGATGGTCGGCTACAGCATCAACATCATGGCCAGGCACCTGCACTACGACCTGGTGATGGCGATCAACGACATGCTGTTCGTGTCGAAGCCGCACCGCCGTGGGCGCCTCGGCCTGCAGCTGATCCGCGCCACCGAGGCGACCGCCCGGGCGATGGGCGCCAAGCTGATGCTGTGGCCGGCCAAGGAACGCACCAACCTGGCCGAGCTGTGCCCACGTCTGGGCTACCGGGTGCAGGACATCGTGTTCAGCAAGGAGCTCTAACGTGGCAGACATCGCAGCAGGAGCAGGCGCAGCCGCGACCCTCGGGTACGGCATCTACGCAGGCGAGAAGGCCAACAAGGCGCAGAAGCAGGCGCTGAAGTCGCAGGAACGCACCCAGGCCGAGGCCAGGGCCATGGCCGAACGCCAGCAGCGCTCGAGCGAGGAGGCGATCAACCGTGCGAACCGCAAGGCGCCCGACGTGAACGCGATCCTCAAGGCCGCGCAGGAGGCAGGGACCAAGGGCATGAGCACCTCGATGCTCACGGGCAGCCGCGGCGTCGACCCGGCTACCTTGAACCTGTCCCGCTCGACGCTCCTGGGGGAGTGACATGGGCGACGCAACCAGCGCGATCGACGACGTGGTGCAGGGCGTGCAGGACATCTTCGGCGGTGGCGCCAGCGCCGCGCGCACGGTCACGGACTACCGCGAGCAGAAGAAGGACGACAAGGCAGCCAAGAAGGCCGACGCTGCCAAGAGGGCCACGCTGCTGGGCCAGATGGCCGACCGCGCGCCCGTCGAGCGCAGGGCAGCCGAGGCCGGCGCCGCGAGCCTCATGCAGGGCGCTGTAGGTGCGCCAGGCGGCACCGAGCCCATGGTCACCACTCGTCCTGCAGCCAAGAAGGCGACCATGCTCGGCGGTCGTCCCAACCTCCTCGGATAACCCATGGCAGCCTACACCGGCGACAACCAGTCGAACCCGCAGTCCCCGCGCCGCGAGAAGCTGTACACCCGCTGGGGCCAGCTGAAGAGCGAGCGCGCAACCTGGTGGGCACACTGGCAGGAGATCACCAACTACCTGCTGCCCCGCAACGGGCGGTTCTTCGTCCAGGACCGCAACAAGGGCTGGCGCCGGCACAACTCGATCTACGACAACACCGCGACCCGCGCCCTCGGCATCCTGTCCGCAGGCATGATGGCAGGCGCCACCTCGCCGGCGCGCCCGTGGTTCCGCCTCGCGACCGCCGACCCCGACCTCAACTCGTACCACCCGGTCAAGGTCTGGCTCGAGGACGTGACCAGGCGCATGCAGATCGTGTTCCAGCGCTCCAACACGTACCGCGCGCTGCCGCAGATCTACGCCGAGCTCGCGGCCTTCGGGACCTCCTCGAGCATCCTGCTGCCCGACTTCGACAGAGTCATTCACCACTACCCGGTGACCGTCGGCGAGTTCTGCATCTCGACCGACTACAAGGGCAAGGTCTGCACCTTCATGCGCGAGTTCGAGCTCACGGTCTCGCAGCTGGTCAAGGAGTTTGGCCTTGAGAACGTCAGCAACTCGGTGCGCAACCTGTACGAGCGCGGCAGCCTGGACCAGTGGATCACCGTCATCCACGCGATCGAGCCACGCGAGGACCGCGATGTGGGCAAGCGCGACAACCTCAACATGCCGTTCCGCTCGTGCTACTTCGAGGTGGGCGGCGAGGCCAACAAGTTCCTGCGCGAGAGCGGCTTCGAGGATTTCCCCGTGCTGGCCCCGCGCTGGGCGCTCGCCGGCGGCGACATCTACGGCAGCAGCCCTGGCATGGAGGCGCTCGGCGACATCAAGCAGCTGCAGCACGAGCAGCTCCGCAAGGCGCAGGTCATCGACTACCAGACCCGCCCGCCGCTGCAGGTGCCGGCCAGCATGAAGAACAGGGACGTGGAGACGCTGCCAGGCGGCATCTCGTACGTCGACGGCGCCACGCCGCAGGCAGGCATCCGCACCGCGTTCGAGGTGCAGCTCAACCTGCAGCACCTGCTCATGGACGTGCAGGACGTTCGCGAGCGCATCCGCAGCGCGTTTCACGCGGACCTGTTCCTGATGCTGGCCAACGCCACGGACACCAGGATGACCGCCACCGAGGTCGCCGTGCGCAGCGAGGAGAAGCTGCTGATGCTCGGCCCCGTGCTTGAGCGCCTGCACAACGAGCTGCTGGACCCCATGGTCGAGCTCACGTTCACCAACATGATGCGCGCAGGCCTAGTGCCGCCGGCGCCCGAGGAGCTGCAGGGCCAGGACCTGAACGTCGAGTTCGTGTCCATGCTCGCCCAGGCGCAGCGCGCGATCGGCGTGAACGGCATCGACCGCATGGTGGCGAACCTCGGCGCCGTCGCCCAGCTCAAGCCCGACGTGCTCGACAAGTTCAACGCGGACCAGTGGGCCGACGCGTACAGCGACATGCTCGGCGTCGACCCCAAGCTGATCGTGGCCAGCGCCGACGTGGCGCTGCTCCGTCAGGCTCGCGACCGCGCCAACGCCGCGAAGGAGCAGGCCGCGATGATGCAGCAGCAGGCGGCCACCGCCTCGAGCCTAGCCCGCACCCCTACTGGCGCGCAGCCCAACGCGCTGCAGGACATCGTGTCCATGTTCTCGGGCTACAACTCACCCACCGCAAGCGAGGTCTGATCCCATGGCTGCTCCCGCCTTCACCATCGA